TACACAGAAGAAACTTTAAAAGAACTATCTAATTCAAAGCCAGAAGATCTTGCAAAGATGTATCTGGATTATAGAAACTCCAACAAGAAACAACCGATTACTGAGGAAACAGCTAAGACACTGAAAGCATCTATTGGAGGTGAAAAAACCTACAATGAAATGATTCAGTGGGCTGGTCAAAATTTGAATGATAACGAGATCAATATGTATGATTCTGTTATCGACTCAGGTGATATGAATGCTGCATATTTTGCAATGCAAGCTTTATCGTATCGGTTCAAAGATGCTGTTGGTGTTGATGGAAAACTATTGCAAGGTAAAGCTCCATCAGAAACAGTAAAAGGATTCAAGAGTCAGGCGGAAGTGGTAGCAGCAATGCAAGATCCACGCTACGACCGTGACCCTGCTTATCGCCAAGAGGTGATGACGAAGCTTGAAAACTCAAACGTAAATTTCTAAACAATAGACCACTTACATAATGAAGAAAATTATTGCTATCCTCCCTGCCGCTTTTGTGGCTGCAACTCCTGCTTTCGCTGGACCTTACGTAAACATCGAAGCCAATTCTGGCTGGTCTGGTACTGACTACGGCGGTACTGTGATTGATAACCACGTGGGTTACGAAGGCGAATACTGGTACATTCAAGGTGGCCCAACTATTGTCTCTCCTGATGGTGGAGACAGTACTGTCGAGCTGTCTGGTAAAGCTGGAGGTGCCGTTCCATTGACTGACAACCTTGATGCATATGGTGAGGTTTCTTTCATCACTGGTGACGACAACAACAACTACGGAACCAAGCTCGGACTTAAATACAACTTCTGATGAACGACACCCAAATTTGGCCAACTGAACCACGTATGTATATGGAAGAAGTAACTGTGACTCATAACGAAAAAGCAGAATTGCTGAATGGACGACTTGCCATGCTTGGTGTTATTGCAGCAATTGGATCGTATGTAACTACTGGACAACTTATCCCTGGAGTTTTCTGATGCCTGGAAAAGGTTTGTATGCAAACATCCACGCTAAGCGCAAAAGAATTGCTGCTGGCAGTGGAGAAAAAATGAGAAAGCCTGGCTCTAAAGGAGCACCGACAAAGGCCAACTTTAAGAGAGCATCCAAGACTGCAAAGAAATAATCAGAACGGGGGCACCTCAGAGTCGGACCCCCTTTCTTTGGGTTGCCAGACCCGAACAACTGGTCTTACTTAACCGATGACATAAAACAATGAACTTATCTTTTTAATGGCTACCACTACAATTCTTTCACGCCAGCAAACACCCTGGCAATCATTTTGTGAGTGGGTTACTAGCACCAACAACCGTCTCTATGTCGGGTGGTTCGGTGTGCTGATGATCCCAACTCTTCTTACAGCAACTACCTGCTTCATCGTTGCATTTATTGCAGCTCCGCCTGTTGATATCGACGGTATCCGTGAACCCGTCGCTGGCTCTCTTATTTATGGAAATAACATCATCTCCGGCGCTGTCGTGCCTAGCAGCAACGCCATCGGTTTGCACCTGTACCCAGTGTGGGAAGCGGGTTCTCTTGACGAATGGCTTTATAACGGCGGACCGTACCAGCTGGTGGTGTTCCACTTTCTGCTCGGTATCGTCTCTTACATGGGACGCGAATGGGAACTTAGTTACCGATTGGGAATGAGGCCTTGGATTTGTGTTGCTTACTCAGCTCCGGTCGCTGCTGCATCCGCAGTTTTCCTTGTCTACCCGCTTGGGCAGGGTAGTTTTTCAGATGGCATGCCTCTTGGCATTTCCGGTACGTTTAACTTCATGCTCGTCTTTCAGGCTGAACATAATATTCTTATGCACCCTTTCCATATGCTTGGTGTTGCCGGCGTATTTGGTGGGGCTTTGTTCTCAGCTATGCATGGCAGTCTTGTCACCTCTTCTTTGGTTCGTGAAACCACTGAAAAGGAAAGTCTCAACTATGGCTACAAATTTGGGCAAGAAGAGGAGACGTATAACATCGTGGCTGCTCATGGTTATTTCGGTAGATTGATTTTCCAATATGCTTCATTTAACAATAGCCGCTCACTCCACTTCTTCCTTGCAGCTTGGCCTGTCGTCGGCATTTGGTTTACAGCTTTGGGTGTCAGTACTATGGCTTTCAATCTTAATGGTCTTAACTTTAACCAGTCAGTCCTAACCAAACAGGGTCAAGTTGTAAACACTTGGGCTGATGTACTAAACCGTGCAGATCTTGGACTTGAAGTCATGCACGAAAGAAATGCTCATAACTTCCCGCTTGATCTGGCAGCAAATAACATTGTGCCTATTGCATTAAAGGCACCTGTTGTTGGCTAATCAACCCGTCCGTTCATCTTCTTAATTATGGAATACGAGATTAGAGTTAACGATGTTTATATTGAACTTATGCATAAAGCTGTTAGCCATTACCTTAAGTTTTGGCCTGGAGGTGATCCAGAAGAACAAGAAGCTTTGATGGTACTAAAGGCTCAATTAGACAAATTAAAACTCGAAGTTTTGTTCGACACAATGTAGAAGACGCATGCTACTAACAGTATGGAACGGGACTGTTAGATCTCTTCGGAGGTAAACATCATGACACGTGTACCACGCAGGTATGTGTATCGGGGTGTCGCATACACCAAGTGATTAGTTAAGGCTAACAGGGAGGTTCAAGTCCTCCCTCACTTATTGGCTTTGGCCCTTACGAGGATACCCTTAGCCGTCTAGACGGTGGGATAGACCACACTTACAACTGAATAACTCAAAGATCTTTGAGAGTCGATTAATACACTCTCGTAAAAATGGCACAACAAAATTCAACCCTGACTACCGATCTTACACAGATAGGTCAGGCTAATCTCTCTGGTGATAAGAGAGCTCTCTATCTGAAACTGTTTTCAGGTGAGATGTTTAAAGGCTTCCAGCATAACGCGATCGCTCGCGATTTGGTAATGAAGCGTACACTGAAGAACGGCAAATCTCTTCAGTTCATTTACACCGGTCGTACTAAAGCTGAGTACCATACTCCTGGAAATGCGATCCTAGGTAACACTGACGGTGCGCCGCCAGTGGCAGAAAAGACCATCACGGTTGACGACCTGCTGATCAGCTCAGCCTTCGTATATGACCTTGATGAGACTCTTTCTCATTACGATCTGCGCTCAGAAATTAGCCGTAAAATCGGCTACGCTCTCGCAGAAAAATATGACCGCTTGACGTTCCGTGCTATTGCACGTGGTGCTCGCGCAGCATCTCCTGTTAGTGCAACAGGATTCGAAGAGCCCGGTGGTACACAGATTCGTGTTGGTGCATCTAACAACGACTCTGATGCTTTCTCTTCCTCTGCACTTGTTGCTGCGTTCTATGACGCTGCAGCTGCTATGGACGAAAAGGGAGTGAGTTCAGACGGACGTTGCGCTGTCCTCAACCCTCGCCAGTACTACGAACTGATTCAAGCTGTTGGTTCTAACGGCTTGGTGAACCGTGACGCCCAGGGCACAGCTCTGCAAGGCGGTAACGGCATCATCGAGATCGCTGGTATCCACGTCTACAAGTCAATGAACATTCCGTTCCTTGGCAAGTACGGCACCAAGTACGGCGGAAACACTGGACAGGCTGATCCTGGCAATACCGGTGACTTCATCGGTCCTGCACTAGAGGATGCTTCCGGCGCTTCTGCTGGCATCAACAATGACTACGGTACTGCTTCAGAATTCGGTTCGAAGTCTGCCGGTCTGATCTTCCAAAAGGAAGCGGCTGGTGTTGTTGAAGCTATCGGCCCCCAGGTTCAAGTAACCAGTGGTGACGTATCCGTGATTTACCAGGGTGACGTAATCCTGGGACGTCTCGCAATGGGCGCAGATTACATCAATCCTGCTGCAGCTGTTGAGCTGTACGTTGGAAGTACTGCACCTTCTGCATTCTGATTTATATCAACATATAGGGTCTCTTCGGAGGCCCTTTTTTTTAATTAATAAATTATGGCTTATCCAACCACTAATACTCAACAAGAGTTACCTGCTGTAAATAAAATCCTGCAGTCATGTGGTCAAGCACCCGTGACAAGTTTAGATCAAACCAACCCGGACGTTGCGATTGCCTATCAGACTTTGTTAGAAGTCTCACGGGAAGTACAGGCGGAAGGATGGTCATTTAATAAGGAGCATCATTTTGAGATGACTCCTGATGTAGATAAATGTATTCAGATTCCAAACAATGTATTGCAAATTGATGCATCACAAAATGGTTCTAATGTGAACCTTGATGTAGTAAGACGTGCTGGAAAATTATATGACAAAGTTGAACATACTTACGAATTTAAAAATTCAGTAGAATGCGATATTGTTTGGTTTTTTGATTGGGTAGATTTACCACTACCAATTGCTGATTATATTTCCTGCAGAGCTGCAACAATAACGTCAAGCAGATTAGTAGGTGACCCTAATCAATATGAGATGCTCCAACAAAAAGAGGCCTTAGCTAGAGCTAATGCGATGGAGTATGAATGTAATCAGGGTGACTATACGTTCTTTGGACATGCAGGAAATACAAATACTTATACAAGCTACAAACCGTACAACGCTCTAATTCGATAATGCCAGCTGTAACTCAACGGATCTCAACCTATCTAGGCGGAGTATCTAAACAATCAGACGACAAAATGCTCCCAGGTCAGGTCCGTGAGTGCTTCAACGGATTTCCTGATGCGACGTATGGTCTAACTAAAAGACCAGGATTTAAGCATTTAGCTAACTTAGGGACAGGAACAACATACGATGATGCCAAATGGTTTTTTATCAATAGAGATGATGACGAAACATACGTTGGTTGCATCAAAGGTTCAAATATTTATATTTGGAATGCACTAACAGGTGCAGTTTGTACTGTTAATTATGGTACAAATGCAACAAACTACTTAACAGGCACAAAGGAAAACTACAAGCTAATAACAGTACAAGACACAACAGTTCTGGTAAATACAAGTGTCACTGTAGGGATACAGGGAAATACAGCAAGCTCAGCAAATAATGTTGCAACTCTTGTTTTAAATGCGTCAGCACCAGAACTGCAATACAAGGTTGTTCTCCAAGGAATTGCAATTACAGTAACGGCGGATGTAAATGACTTTAGCTTTAACGATGTTCTTACAGATAAAGCGGGAGCTAATTTAAAAGACGCCATTCAAACTGTTATTACCGCTCAACAGGCTGCAAGCAATGCAGATTTTGCAGGCAGTTGGACGATCACCCAGAACGGTAAAGATACGCTTACTATTACACGTACATCTGGTGGTAATCCTGCATCTTTTTCTATTACAGCAGAAGGTGGTTCAAACAATGCTGCATTAAGTGTATTTCAAGATGAAGTAAGAGATGTTACTCTGCTGCCAAATGAATCCTTTAACGGACACAAAGTAAAAATCGTCAATACAGCTTCAAACGTAGATGACTACTATGCACAATTTACCGCTGATAATGGGGTAAGTGGAAGAGGTTTTTGGGAAGAAACAATTGGTTTCGGTGTGTCTAATGGATTAGACAATGCCACGATGCCACACGAACTAATCAACACTTCAGCCAATACATTTACTTTCCAACAAGTAAACTACAACAACAGACTGTGTGGAGATGAAGTTTCAAATAGCGATCCAAGCTTTGTAGGTTCAAAGATTACAGCTGGATTCCTACATAACAACAGACTTGGATTCTTGTCTAACGATAATGTAATCATGAGTCAGGCAGGTGAATACTATAACTTCTTCTTTAAGACTGCACAAACTGTTTTAGATTCAGACCCGGTAGATCTAAGCGTTTCGTCTGTATTGCCTACAAAGCTTTATTCAGTACTACCAACTGCACAGGGTGTGATTTTGTTTTCTAGTAGACAACAATTCATCATGTTCTCAGATACGGGTGTATTGACTCCTGCACTAACAACTATTAGGGCACTGTCAAATTACGAGATGGATGAGAAAGTAGCACCAGTTGACGTCGGTACAAACATCAACTTCATCAGTAAGACACCAGGCTATACAAGAGTATTCAGTATGGTCACCAAGGGACAACAGCAGAACCCACAAGTCTTAGACCTTTCAAGAGTAGTAAAAGAATGGATATCACCAAACATTGATCTACTGATATCTAGTCCACAAAATTCGATGATTGCTCTATCCTGCCAATCAGAGAAAGAAGTGTATATATTTAGATATTACACAGACGGTGAAAGTAACTTGATGGAATCATGGGTTAGTTGGCTTATGCCAGGAACGACTCAATTCATCGAAATTAATGGTGATGATATGTTTGCTGTAACGAAGCAGGGTAATCAATTTGTATTGAGCCAAGCAGCGTTAAGTCAAAGCCCAGAGCAAGCCATCCTTGTCAATAGCGCAGGAGAGCGAGTTAATCCTTGTATTGATCTTTACGCTACTGCTTCAAGCGTTGTATTTGATTCGGTAAACAAGCAATCTAAATGTTATCTACCATATAATGATGTTTCAGAATTGACGCCTGTACTACTGATCAAAGGTAATACAAGTCAGGGAACATTTGTAGAATCTGGTTTTACGATTACACCAGCTAGAGGCAATGATGGCAATCCATTCTTTAGTGTTCCAAACAAGGATTTGACCAGCGTAGCTTCAGATGTAATTGTAGGATTTAAATATAACTTTGATGTACATCTACCTACAACGTATTACAGACCAGACGAAAAAATTACAGATTTTACTGCCAACCTAACCATTGCACGTATGAGATTCTCTGTTGGACTATCTGGTGTAATGAGCTTCAAGTTGCAAGTAAAGGGTAGAGCTGAGTGGGACAACACAATACCAGTTATTGAAGCTGATACATATTTGGCTAATGATGTACCACTAGGCAATCAAAATATTTTTACAGTTCCTATCCATCAACGTACAGAAAATTTCAAACTAAGGATGTTCAACAACACACCATTTCCAGTTGCTGTAAACGCAATGATGTGGGAAGGAAACTATACACCTCGCTTCTATAGGAGGAGATAATGGTATTAGGTCTATTCGGTGCAGCTGATAGAAATACTGAGCGAAGAAGGGCTGAAGCTGCAGACTACAAAAGAGCTAAAGAACAGTGGCGTTTAAACGAAAGATTACGTGGAGATCAATATAAATTTGATAAAAAACAATATGAAGCTGATATACAAGCTTACGAAGATAATATCAGATTTCAAGAAGAAAGTATTCTTCATGACTATGATTATTTAGTAGAACGCCAGGACTACGAATTTGATCTAGCGACAAGAGCTTTTGAAAGATCTGAGCAGCAAGCAGAATCTCAAATACGATTCAATGCAATGGCAGAGGTGCATGCCTATGCCGAACAAGATGCGAAAAGAAGAGATGATCTTTTAGCAAGTGCATTTGATGAG